TTTAATTATAAAACTAAAAAATTGGTAGCTATCAGTGCATAGCTATCTAGCATTAGATGAGAATGGTGAACCCTTACGAGCATTTTACAGTAAAGAACAGGCATTGTTTTATATTGAGAATAAGAAAGGGTTTACTATTAAGTTTACAGGGGTAGCAGAAGTAACAGAAACATTAAGTGAGTATGAATTAGCAGTAAAGAATTGTGAACCATGTTTATTTTAAAGAAAGGAGATTAAATATGAATTGTGATAAGGAGTATGAATACGAAGTGATTGGTTACTTACTAGCAAAGGTAGACCAAGAAACAGGTGAAGAAGTATTAAACAGGCATGGAGATGTAAAGTTATTTAAACACCTAGACAATACGATTGATGTTCTAGGATTTTCAGAAGAATCAGTAGAGGAGATAGTGCAATGAATATTAACCAAGAAAAGTTATTTAACATAGTCGGTAAAAAACTTAACAGTAAATTTACCAAAAAAGAATTAATACAGAAACATTTAACTTCACTTTGGTACAACGCAAGACCACAGTTATTTTATGGTATTAGTACAGAAGAATATATATCAATAATAAAGGAGAATTAAGATGAAATGTTTTGGAGTTATGAGTAATGATGAACAATTAAATTATGTATCTGAACATGGTGGTTATGTTGATGATGGCATAGGATTAAATTCAGATGGACATGAGTTTCGTTGTGATTGTAATTGCCATTGTGATGGATTAACACTTAATTTAAAGGAGAGTTAAGATGAAAATAATAGCGTGGAAAATAGTTGGATATGATGAAGATAACAACGAGGTTGAAATAGATATACATAAAAGCCATGTAGCAAATGTTGTTGATGATTATATAACTGAAGAATATGAGGAGTATGAAGATGAGTAATTATGACTACGATATAGATGTCAATATACCAACAACAGTTAGGTTAGATAATGGCAATGTTTTAGATTTAAAATTAACTAGCAAAATTTTAAATGACTCAACGCTAGATAGAATTTTTCAAGACATTGATGATTTTTTAGAAAATGAATTTCAAGGGGGTATTCAGTAATGATTAATTTAGATAAAGGCACGAATGAATATGATGAAGATGAACCTGATATGGCTTATAACGGCTACTTCTTTGAGATAGAAGAAGATGATGAAGATGATGAAGAAATGGAAATAGAGGTTGAATTAGATATTAAAAAAGAATTGTTTGACGAATGATTGATTGTTTGTTAAATTCTTTTACTCAAATTATATAAAGGGAATAGTGATGACATTACAAGAAGTATGTAAGAAATTAGAAGTAACACCAAATCAATTAGCAGAAAAGTTTGAACCCAAGTTAAGTAGACAGGCAGTATTCTATTGGGGGCAAAGGGGCATACCTAAATTAAGACAATATGAAATTAAGGAGATGTTAGATGATAGAGCGAGAGAGAATACTAGCGAGGTTTGAAAAGGTTTATAAGTCAGGTGATGGTGAGTATCAATGTTTATGCCCTAGCCATGATGATAGAAACGCTAGTCTAGGGTTAAAGTTTAAAGAAGATAAGATGATACTCAATTGTTTTGCAGGTTGCAGTATGGAACAGATATTAAATGATTCAGGACTGACATGGAATGATGTTATGCCGAATACATTAGATACAGAATACAAGCCACAGACAAGGATAAGATTTTCTAATCCTTATGGAGTGCTAAAGGCAACAAGAAATGATTTATTATTTGTTGCATTATGTTCTAGCAGTATTCGTAAGGGGCAGAAACTAATAGATTCAGATAATAATAAGTTATTTGAAATAACAGAACGATTAAAAGGTATATATAATGACATTAAATAATAATGTAAAAAGTATAGGTGATGAATTAAAAAAAATAATAATTGAAGATAAGGATATAGACAATTATTTTTCTGCTAGGGACACAGATGAACATTTTAAAATTAAATCACCTAAAACATATAGCGGTGAAATACTTGACTATTTTACTCAAGATGTAAATGGTGGCATACCATTACCATTCACAAAGTTTGAGGGGTTGTTTAGGGTAAGGGAACATGAGGTAACTATCGTATCAGGTTACAGTGGGCATGGTAAGTCAGCATGGCTTAACTATGTGATACTCAAGATGTTAGCAGAACACAAGTGCCTGATAGGTTCTTTTGAGATGCAATGTAGGGCAACACTAGGAAGAATGTTACAACAAGATTCAGGAACACAAATGCCAACACAGTTAGGCATAGATAATTTTTTAGATAAGATAAACGATAACTTATTTTTATATGATGCAGAGGGAGAGACCTCTCCTGTAAAGGTATTATCAGTGATTCAGTATGCTAAAGAAAAGTTAGGGGTAGAGGTATTTGTTATTGATTCATTGACCAAGATAGGTATTAACAGTGATGATTATAACAAACAAAAACAATTCTTAAATCAGCTATGTGTTTGTGCCAGAGATATTGGGGTTCATATATTCTTGGTGGCTCATAGCAGAAAGACTGTAGATGAAAAAGGACTGCCAAGTAAATTTGATGTCATGGGTTCTAGTGACATTACTAATCTAGCAGATAATTGTTTGACAGTATTTAGGAACAAGCAGAAAGAAAAAGACATGACAGATGAAGGTGCTAATACTATGGAGATAAGTAAGCAGTATGATTGTTTTGTTCAAGTCAGTAAGCAAAGACATGGCACAGGTTGGGAAGGTTCGGTAGGATTATACTTTGATAATAAATCTTTTAGATATGGGGAGAGACAATTTGGAATCCAAACAAATATCCGTTAATGAATTTTTAAAACAAATGAAAAAAACATTTGGGCAGTTTGAATATAGAGCAACGAGTAAAGAGGGAAAAGTATTTAAGTCACAAGGGTGGAATAAATTAAATAAATAGTTTGACAAATAAAATTAACAGTAGTAAAGTATATTAACTTTTAAGAAGAAAGGAGAAATACCATGAGTAAATCAACAGAATTAGCACTTGCAGTTCAGCAAGAACAATCAGACGACCAATTACAAGCAGAAATGCACCAAGACTATTTGGAGATGGAACAGTTGAAGAAACTTTCTTATCAACAAGAGATTCTTGACCAAATATTTGGGAGAAACAGATGAGTAAATACGCAGAGTTAAGAAAGATAGATGTTAGTAAATACACAGAAAAGAAAGGTAAGTTTACTTATCTATCATGGGCATGGGCAGTAGATACATTACTGCAACATGATGAATCAGCAACATGGGGTTATGCAGACCCACTGACATTACCTGATGGCAGTATGATGGTGTTTTGCACAGTTCAAGCATTTGGTAAGAATGTAACTGCACAATTACCTGTGATAGATTTTAAGAACCAAGCTATTAAGAATCCTAATGCTATGCAATTAAATACGGCTATGCAAAGATGTTTAGCAAAAGCTATATCATTACATGGTATTGGTTTATATATTTATCAAGGTGAGGACTTACCAGAGGGAGATGTTCTGGAACGCATAGAGAACATTCATAAAGAGCAAGGTATTAACAAGGCAAGACAATACTTCAACGGACTTAATGAAGCTGACAGACAATTATGTTCTCCATTTATTAAAAAGTTACAGGAGAGTCAGTAATGGAACAATTAATACAATTAAATTATGACTTTGACAGAGAAGAAATTAAACCTGTGTTTTTGTCCTCTTATAAAAATATAAATTGTAAAGTTATAAAGTTAGATTGTTTACAAGATGCAATTTATTATTTAGAAAAAGAATATAATTCTATTCTTGGGAGAGTTTAAATAATGGAACAACGGACAGATGAATGGTTTAAGGCTCGTTTAGGTAAGGTCACTGCTAGTAAGATACATGACATTATGATTAAGACTAAAGTAGGAGAGTCTACTTATAAAACAAAGTATCGTATGCAGTTAGTGACTGAAAGACTAACAGGTAAGGTTGTGCCTATGTTTATGAATAACGCTATGGCTCATGGTGTAGAGTATGAAGATGAAGCCAAGACTTGTTATGCTAATCATAGGAAGTTGCTAGTAGGAACAGATGTAAGAGATGTTGGCATGATAGACCACCCTAGCATAGATATGTGTGGTGCTAGTCCTGATGGGTTAGTAGGGGATGATGGATTAATAGAAATTAAATGCCCACAACCTATGACACATACCACAACATTAGAAACAGGAGATATACATAAAAGATACATACACCAAATGCAATGGCAAATGTCTTGCACAGGCAAACAATGGTGTGATTTTGTGTCTTATCACCCTGACTTTCCTGATGACTTAAAATTATTTATCAAGAGAGTGCCAAGAGATAATGAGTTAATAGCTCGTTTGGAAGAAGCAGTAAGCACATTCGTGCAAGAAGTAGAATATAAAATTAAAACCATTAAGGAGAATCAACATGGCTGAACAGTATGACAACACAAACAGGTTTGCATTATTTAAAAATAATAAAACCAAAGATTCACAACCTGACTACACAGGAACAATTACTTTAGAAGGTGGTAAAGAGATGTCTTTGAGTGCATGGGTAAGAGAATCTAAATCAGGTAACACTTACATGAGTGGACAAATGCAAGAACCATATGTGCCTGATAATAGTAACGCACCTAAAGAAACAGTAGCACCTAAAAGTTTTGACGAAATAGCTTCAGATGTTCCTTTCTAGCATGAAATATTTATTGCTAGGAATGATGTTTAACTTACCTGTTCTAGCAGATAGTGTTTGGGAGAGTGATGGTTCATTAACTATTATTGAATCATCAGAACCTACCTATTTATTTATTGATAGTTCAGGAGATGTTCAAGTAGAAACACAAGTCTCAAGTGATGAGCCAACATTTGTTTATGGCAGTGATGAATTAACAGTTTGTCAGCCAACAGGACAAGGCTCTATATGTTATTAACTAGGGGGGTGAGATAGGGGAGGAGACTCCCCTTATCTTTATTTATTCATGACATACATTGTTACTTCAAAGCCAAATCTCATTTCAGTAGCTGATGGTTTTGTCCACATAATTAAGTTCCTTGTTGGTTAATCAAGCCTTGATTTTAGTTTAAAAGTAATAATAAAAATATAGAAAAATGTATGATTTAATACTAATGATTATAAGGAGTAGAAATGAGTGATACGATAAACCCTGACCATTACAAGAAAGGGGGTATAGAAACAATAGAATATATGCAAGCCAAGATGAGCAAAGATGAGTTTTATGGCTACATCAAAGGCAATGCACTAAAGTATATTAGTAGAGAGGGATTGAAGTCAGAAAAATTAACTGACAAGATAGATGACTGTAAGAAAGCAATATGGTATCTTGAACAAATGATTAAAGTTCATCAAACAGAACTAAAACTTTTAGAAGTTAAAGCCAAGCAAGATGAATGGATTGATGACGAATTGCATGACGAAGATTAATAAACAAGAAGTATTTTTATATGGCGATAAGTTTGTTTGCCATAAATGTGGTCGTGATGCTATGTTCATGGATAGTGATAAGAAATGGTATTGCTATTTTAATTGGTATGACATAAAGGAAAATCATGGAATCTGCAAAAACGATAAAAATACCAAGTAATCCTGTTTGCCATTCATGTAAAAAGAAAGCAAAAATATATTCAGATGGAAAATGGTGGTGTTGTTTAAACACAGAAATGGGAGAGTTTAATTCATCAGGTTTTTGTAAGGAGAAGAAATGAATATCAGTTGTCCTAAATGTAAAGATGTAGAAATGATATGGGGAAACGATTGGGACAATGATGATGATATGGATAGTAAATATTTAATATGGAGTCAGTATAGTTGCCCAGGGTGTGAAACGATAGTTAATGTATATTGGAGTGAGGAAGATGGCAAAGGGAAAAGAAGCACTGAAAAATAATAAAGATGAATGGAAAGAACATCAGTTTATATATGATGGATATAAATTTACAATGACTTACAATAAAAAAGATTTTAATATTGCACATGAATTAACAGGAAGGATTATAACTAAAGGAAACTTTAAGGAGTAAATCATGATTGAGTTTGCATTTGTAATGGTAATTAATCTAGCACCAGAACCTTTAACAGATTGGCAATATGTTGGGTCGTTCAATAGCTGTCAAGAAGCCGTTTTATATGTAGACTTGCACTATCCAGACCCAAACAAAGTTGAAATGGAATACAAGTGTTTACAAAAAGAATATATACATTTACCAAAAGATACACAAATTAAAAACATAGACATGAAAAACAACAGCGTAAGATATTATGATAAACATGAAGTATGTAAAGTAAGGAGAGATTGTGATGGGTAAAGGCAGTGGCAGAAGAAAGCAAGACATAACAGATGAAGAATTAGAAGAAGCATGGAATAGAATATTCAGCGGTCATCCAAATGAAGATGACCATACTAGAATTAGAAAGAAAAAAGTATCACCTGAAGAAAATGGTGATGATGATGGTTATGGAAACATTATGAAAGGTAATGATTAATGGCAATAAGTCCAACACAAAGAACTCTAAAGAAGCTACGGGATAGTGGTGATTATCCTTTGGTTGCTATCGTAGAAAGGTGGAACGCATTTGCCAAGATACGACAAGATTTGTTTGGCATTATAGACTTACTAGCAATAGATATTAAAGGTAACACAGTAGGAATCCAAGTCACTAGCTACAGTAACATTAGTGCAAGGGTAAAGAAGATGGAGGATAGTGATGCTATTCACCATTTAAGAGAAGCAAATTGGGTGCTACTTGTTCAAGGGTGGCATAAGAAGAATAACAAATGGGTATGTAGAGAAGTAGATATTAGTTAAGGAGATTAATATGGTAGCAATAGTTATAGCTTTAGTTTTAATAATAGCAATAGTAATTGATAACATTTTTACATAGGAAATTTAATGTCAAAATATACACAAGAAAAATACAAAGAGTTTGCTTTAAGAGCAAAAGAATTTATAGCAAAGAATCCTGATGCTAGTAGAAAAAGAGTTGCTGATTATGCAGGAGTTCATGCAGGAGCGTTAGATAGATTAAGTAAAGATTATGGATTTACAATGCCTAAAGCACTCACTCCACAGCAAACAAGGAGAGCAAGTAACTGGGGAACAATACTGGGTGGGTTAAGTAAAAAGTGAGGATTGCTAGGCTCATGGACATACTAGATGATTGGGCAATATGGATGAAAAGAGATAGCCATAGACTTGGTTATCCTAGCAAGTCATCTTACTTCTCTACAGGTGGAGAGTCTACATCAGAAGTCTTTGAGGATATGGTATCTAAATCTGATATGGAAAATATAAAGATTGTAGATGCTGTAATAGATGGACTTCCTAAAGCACAAAGAACTGCTATTAACTATCGGTTTCTTGGTGGTAAAAAGCCTATGTATTATGAAAGAGATTTAGGATTAGCAATAGATAACTTATTAACTATTGCAGGGAGAAGGATATATGCCTAATACATTTAAAGAAGACTTAATTGTAGGGCAAGAAGTAGAGTCTTTAGTTCTTAATAAAATAAAAAAGAAATATCCAAAAGCATACTCAATAGAAGGTTATTGTAAAGAATATGATATATGGATTCCTGAATTAAATTATGGTATTGAAGTAAAACAAGATGCTAAAAGTAATTACACAGGAAACATTGTAATAGAAATAGAGATGTTTAATAAACCTTCTGCTTTAATTACAACAAAAGCAAAGTATTGGATATTTTATGACCAAAAGAAATTTGTTATTATTGAGGTTAGAGATATTTACAATTGTATTTTGCAAAATCAATACAAATATGTAGAATTTGTTGGTAATGGAGACAATGAAAAGAAAAAAGCATTTCTTGTAAACAAAAAGCTATTATATAGCTATGGTAAGGAGTTTTAAGATTTAAGAGTCATATTCGGTAGGATTAAGGTGTATAGAGTCTACAATCATTTCTACGCTAGAGCCATCACTTAAAAATATAGTCATTGTATTTTCACCATAAACAATATCAACATCATCTATAGTTTTATCCATCATGTGTTCTGCTATAAGCAATATGTCCATCATTGTGAGTAAATCATTGTCCCTTTCTTGTTAATGATTAACGCTTTTTTCCTAGCACTCTTTCCATTCTCTGGAAAAGCGATATGAACCCATTTATCAAACTCCAGAATAATCTGGTCATAAAGAATATCAGACCTAAAAATAGCATCCACAATGTCATCAGGGTCACCGAACTTTGGGCAAGTAAAGTCGCAAGCCAGTCCTCTAATGTGTGCCGAAGTTGGCTTACTGCCGAGTAATGTATTAAGCTCCAAACAACGATAGCCACTGCTAATAAGTATAGGATTATTATTAAGTAGTTCTCTAACATTTTCCATGCTCCATGCTGTTATTAATAGATTATCTAACACCTCGTCAGATGGTGTGTTATCTATATCTTTTCTTGCTGCTGTCTCGCTAAAAGTTAATTCTTCTACAGTAAAATTAGGAGATGCTTTTATCATTTAGTTAAACCTTTTATCTTTTCCAGTGTCCTTAATCCTGCAATTCCAAGCATAGCAAATACAAGCTCAAGTAGTATTTCTGAATCTATTGTTGGTAATGTTTGTGCTGTTCCATCTAAATGGTCTATCCATGTAGCTAAAGGATGACCAATAAATAACCAAAAGACTCCCAATGCACAAGACCATCCAATAGCAGGTCGCCATCCAGCAACAAATAAATTTTGATGAGCTGCTTCTACTTTATTTATTTCTGTTTGTGCTAATAATAGTTTGTTAGCGTTATCAGTAAGAGACTTCTCTATCTCTCTCTTTGCTTTTGCGTTAGCGTTCTTGTCAGGAACAACCTTATCAATTACATTCCCAATCAATGGTAATAATGCTTGTATCATTATTTTTTACTCCATACATTTGACATAGCAAGACATAATAGTCCTGCTCCTATTCCTGTAACAATTGCTTCTGTAGATGCTCCACCAAAGTGTGTTGGATGAGTCATTATATCTGCAACGGCTGTAAAGAATCCTATGATTCCAGCCATAGC